TTACGATTCCTGAGCGGGTTTCTCGGCCGGCGTGGGCTCGACCCGGGTGACCAGCAGCTGGTCAATCTTGTAGCTGTCGATGTCCACCACTTCGAACTTGTAACCGGCGTATTTGACCGAGTCGGTTCGCTTGGGGATCTTGCGCAGCATGTACATGATGAAGCCGGCGATGGTTTCATAATTCTGGTTTTCCGGGAACTCCTCGATGTCGAAGGCGCGCATCACGTCGGAGATGGGGGTCACCCCGTCCACCAGCCAGGAGTTCTCGTCCCGCTGCACGATCTGCTCTTCCACCACGTGGGTGGCCCACTCGCCCATGACGGTGCTCATCAGGTCGTTCATGGTGACGATCCCCACCACCAGGGCGTACTCGTTCATCACCACGGCAAAATCGCCCCTGTGGTTCTTGAAGTACTCCATCGCCTCGTAGAGGTTGAGGGTGTCGGGGATGATGATGACGTTCTGCACCAGCGAGCCGCTGTTGAGATCGATGCTCTGGCCGCTGATGACCCGGATCAGCAGCTCCTTGGAGTCGACGAAGCCCTTGATGCTGTCGAGGTTGTGGTCACACACCAGGAACTTGTTGTGGGGGTGTTCGGCAATCTTGGCCTTGATACTCTCCTCGCCCTCTTGCAGGGTGAAGTAGATGAGACTCTCGCGCGCGGTCATGGCGGAGGTGACGCCGAGGGACTGCAGCTCAAACACGTTCTCGATGAGCTGGTGCTCCTCGCGCTGGATGACGCCCGCTTCGGCGCCCGCATCCATCACCGCATAGATGTCGTCGGAGGTGATCTCGTCATTGCGCACCATGGAGATGCGCAGCAGGCGGAACAGGCCGTTGGCCATGCCGTTGAACAGCCACACCAGCGGCATCAGCAGGGTGACGCACAGCAGCATGGGGCGCACCACCACCACGGCGATCCGCTCCGGCATGGTCATGGCGAGGCGCTTGGGCATCAGATCGGCGATCAGGATGAACATGCCGGTGACGAACACGAAGGAGGCAGCCGAGCTGATCTCGCCCAGCCAGGGCCCCTGATAGAACTCGGAGATGAACTCCTTGATGGCCGGGTTCAGGGCAGACTCGCCCAGGATACCGCCCAGGATGGCGACGGTGTTGAGCCCGATCTGCACCACGGTAAAGAAGTTGCCCGGCTGGGCCTGCAGTGCCAGTACCTTTTCGGCATGGCGGTTACCCTCATCGGCCATCACCTGCAACTTGATCTTGCGGGAGGCGGCGAGGGAGATCTCGGAGAGAGAGAAGAACACGCTGCCGGCGACCAGCAGCATCAGGAAAAATAAACTATCGGCAAAACTCATGATTAACCTATTGCAACAGCCGCCTTAGCACAAGACGGCAAACTGGGTCCGGGGGGCCGGACCGTGAGTCAATCCGGGACTCACACAGGGGGCATATTCTAGCAGAAAAGCGCCAAGCGGGTGGCGATATCTTGCACTGACTGAAAAGGCAACAAAAAAGGCGCTCAAAGCGCCAATTTATTCATTTCATGATAAGTATCACCAACCCGTAAAAGCTAAGAAAATTCTGCCTTATGCCTTGTTTTATCTGGCTTGCAGCGTAACCCCCTAGTCTTGCGAGAAGCTCTGATGAGCTTTGAATCCCACTCACTGAGCATCAGCTGTGGTCAATCATGTGGACACTCTCACAACTAACCAGCCCCACCCTTAAGCGGGTTCAAATGCACTGCATCCTGTAGAAAATCAGGTGCGAAATGAGCATAGGTCATCGTCTGTTGAATAGAGGCATGACCCAGGATCCGTTGCAACACCAAAATGTTCCCACCATTAGCCATGAAGTGGGTGGCAAAGGTATGACGTAGTGCATGCACAGCTTGCCCTTTGGGCAAATCGGGCTTCACCGCCTTCATCATTTCCCGTACCCGTACATAGTTTGCCTTAGGGAACAACACACCTCGTTTGTTTGCCACCCATTCAACTTCAACCTCTGCACTGATAGGCACGGTGCGATTTTTACCGTTCTTGGTAGCCACAAACGTTACCCGCCGGTTGATCACATGCTCAGCCCGCACAGAGCAAGCCTCACTCCAACGAGCACCGGTACTAAGGCATAACACGGCAACGCCTCTATCGTCTCCGCTTAACCCAGCCAGTAAATGCTGGACTTCAGATGGAGAAAGATAGCTCATCTCCCTAGGTACAACCTTCAAAGCCTTCACTTTTCGAATTGGGTTCTCTCCACGGTAGAACCCTCCCTCGATGAGGAAATTGAACATACCGCTCAATTCCACCACCAGGCGGTTAACGCCATTGGGAGTAATACCTGCGGCTAACATACGCGAGCGCAGCAAAGTCAAAGTGTGAGCATTAAGCTGGTTGACTCGCACCTCGCCTAGGTATCGATCTGCCCGCAATAAGGTACAGCGTGCGTGGGCCCCCCATTTTTGATACTGCCCTTTGTGCACCCACCAGATTTCGATGAGCTCTGCCAACGTGCGGGCATCAGTGAGCTTGCTCTGCCAGGGCTTGTCATGCTGCGTCGCCAACACATGCCGCTCAAAGGCGACTGCTTCGTGCTTCTTAGAAAACCTCCGCCGGATCCGCTTTCCATTGCGACCCGTCGGTCTTACGTCCACTTGGTATTGACCATCATCGAGCTTCTTAATAGACATTAGAGAAGCCCTCCGATCGATTGTATCGCCTGATTACACAGGCTCATTGCATCAATGGCGTCGAGAAACGCCAAATGCAGAGCTAGCCAGTTTTCTTGCCTGAGGCTGAACAGCCCGTTTCGTCTTGCCCAAAGTGTGCGAGAACCGGTGCTATCTGTCCGGCTTCTGGGGAAACTTCATCGAACATGAACCAATCTCTGTATTTTCTGAATCGGCTCACTTTAAATAGCCTTGCTCCAGCCTCAAATGGCATCTTCGCTTTGTCGTTTTCATATCCAAGATAACTTGCGTAATTTATTCCTGTTAAATCAGTAACTTCCTTTCTACTCAGTCTTTCAGACTCTCGAATGAGCCTCAATTTTTCGCCTTGAGAGTTTGACATCAAATGAATATCTCCAGATAATCTGAATATCTTCAGTTTTTAGAGTTAATACAGAATCACTTTTTAGGGCTTCTGAAAGCTCGCAACAGCTCACAGGGCCAACAGAGGAGATTACCAGAGATGAACGATGCAACCAAAAAGCCAGAGGCTGAGAACGAGGCTCCGACTCAGTTTATCGTCGGTGTGACTCCGACAATGGTTCATACCGATGCGGTAACTGCAGATGCCTTTGGCAGAGCCATCGGCAAAACACGCAAAGCAGTGGTTGAAATGATTAAGGCGGGCAAGCTGCCAGGCGTTGAGATGAAGATCCCCGGCAACCCGAAGGCAAAAGGGGATTACTACGTTTACCTCCCCGCTTGGAACGCAGGCCTCAAGCTGGCATTCGAAAGCCGCCCCAAGGAAATCCGTGACGGCTGGCTGGCCTGGTTGGGGTTGAGCGTATGACCCACTGTGAAGACTACCCCGCCCTCCTCAGGGCCCAGCTCCTACAAAGCAAATCCCAAGTACCGCGCTACTGGCGAGAAGCCAACCCCAAACAGCGGGCTGCCATCTGCTACACCGCCGAGCTACCGCTTGCGTTTTCGGGATCCGAATTACCCATCGGTAGAGCAGATAGGGAATCTGTCCGCCAGGCAGTCATAGACCTCGGATTGCAGTGCCTCTTCCATGGACGGATGTCGGAATACGAGTGGCACACCGGCTGTCTGCCGGAACTGAAAGAAAAGAAGGAAATAAAGCCAGCCAGCGAGCTGGAGAGGAAAAAAGCCTTCTTGAAGGAGGTTCAATCCGCAAATAGCGGGCAAGAAAAAACCCCGGTCAACGGTGCTGCAAACACCTAACGGGGTTCCTATCAATCACTTATCACGGAAATTGACATGCAAATATTACCTATCTGCCATGCCGTCCGCAACGCTCGGCTGCAAAACCGCAAGCTGGCCAGCCATTCCGGCCGTCATTTAAGAGTCACCCCGGACCACATCGCCGCCGCTGAACGTCCCACCGCCATGGCGTGGGGCTGGCTGTTTGCGCGGGTCAACAACTGCAAAGGGGGCCTGTGATGGCCTTCTATCCCGTCAGCCCTCGCACTGCAGGTCACGGGGTGCGCTGCACTCTGTTGGCTTTGCGGCTATCTGCGCAGCAACTCACGCCGGCACATCACAACTACGAACCCGTCCGACGTGGCCAACGTGACGCCGTGCGCTGGCTCGACACTCATTGTCACCTCAACGCCATTGCCCACTGCTGGAGCCGCCGCCATGTCCATCCCTAATACCAACCTGCCCTCGATCTCCCACCTCAACCATGAAGCTCGCCTGCGCTTGTGTCAGTTGAGAAAAGCCATGGGCTTGAGCCGCCCCAAGTTCGCCGATCTGCTCGGCATTCCGTCGACCACGCTCAAAAACTATGAGCTCGGCTATCGCGAAATAGGTGGTGGCCTCTTCCTGCTGATCGCCAACCATAGCGAGCTCAATGAGTTCTCCCATTGGCTGATGACCGGTACCAATCCACCCCAGCTCATTCTCACCGCTGACGATATCAAGCGGTGCCACCAATAACCCCCTTTTGGCCGGTTCGCCGGCCTTATCGCTGAGTCTCTATGCGTGGGGGGTCAGCGATAACCACTACGAGGAAATGTCATGGATATGTCTGCGCTCTCAACCGGGATCTGCTCAACGGCAAACACCATCATCAGCTCATACCGGTCATCAATGTCCGATGCAGAGTTGTTCTGCATCAAGGTAGCCCTGGAGCCATTGATTGATCTGGCTGCCGACTATGGCCTGGTCACCGTCCGTCAGCAGTTGCTGGGCATGGTCGGCAGAATTGAAGACCGCAGACAGATCCGTCACATCGAGGAGACGGTAACAACATGAGTGAGGCTATCAAGATCGCAGGCCTGGCTCCGGCACTTATCGAGGGGCTACTGGCCGACATGTTCGCCGCCCGAGCGGATGACAACCGTGTGTGCATGGGGAGCCTCCAGTCTGGCCCGCAACACATCCAGATCCAGCTTGTGGCCACAAGTTGCCCTGATTCACTGCTCGATGATGACAGTGGCAACGATGACGGCGCCAACACTGATGGGTCTGGCCAGCTCAAGAGCAGCCTGTGGGTGCACTGGCTAAGCTACCGGGCCGAGTTTATTGTGGCAAGTTGCTCTCCCAGAACAGAAGTGGATGAGCTCCTGGCCCTGGGGGCGATCCGCAGCATCTACTGGTTGGCGCTCGGTCAAGAGGAAACCCCGCTTGCCACCGAGATCGGCGACTGGTGGAAAGAGTGCGCCCCGCTGCATGGACTTGGCGAGGTGATCCGATGACCGAGAACACGCCAGACTTTTCGGTACTGCAAGCTGAGATAGAGGCTGACATCGCCACCTTGTCCGCCATCGCCAAGGTAAAGCTGGCAACCCTTCGTCAGTACCAGCACCAACTCCTGGCTTTGCGAAACGCGCACTTACCAAAGCCCAGGTTTCCCCGGTGCCGCCTGCTGTTCGAATGCAGGGAAGAGCGTCGCGCCCGCATCGAGGCGCTAGACACTGTCGCTCACCAGGAACGGTATCTTGCCCACCTCTGTTGTGATGAGCCCCTGCCCTTCTGATGCGGGACTACCACGCCGAGCTGTTCGATGCCAAACCCGTCCCACCCAGGCAGCCCGCTGCCTGGAAATTGGCCGCAGCCGTCAAGGCCCAAGCCAAGGGCATCATGAACACGCGTCGCGTGGCGTTGTGCTCCCTGGCGCATTCACGTCTCCCACCCGCTCGCCGCCCAACGGCCGCGCTCGATCTCGATAGCCAAGTCGAGGCTATCCGTTCCTACTTCACCGGGATCCAAGGTGCCTATGCCCTGGACTGGGCGCTTGACCTGCTCGATCGCCCCATCCCCCGTGCTGGCGGTGGGCCAGGGGTGCAACTGCCCAAGGACCTGCGCGCCGAGCTGTTTGTGGGCTACTGCCGCCACCGCGCCCCTGACGTGCTCAAGGGAATAGCCATCACCAAAGAGGCCAACCGCTGGCTATCGAGCCGCATCAATACCCTGCGCCAAGTGCAGAACGTCATCCCCGAACCTCTCGAGCAGCTGCGCACCAAAGAGAGCCGGGAATGCCTGGCCGTCAACTACGCCGAGCGGGTTATCAGGCTGATCAATGCCACCACCAATTTTGGTGAAGAAAAGGTGCCGCCGATCCGCTTGTGGAACATGTGCAAGCAACCGATCGACGCCTGGGGCATGCTGCCCTGCCTGCCCAAGTTCAGAACGGCAGCCAGCCGCGATGATTTCATCGTTCATCATCTTGCCCGCTGGCGTGAGCCCGCATGGTGGGCCAGGCGCCTGCGCAAGATCTGGGATCAGTACAATGAGCACTGCGCCATCCTGCTCGGCAAGGTACGCAAAGGGGTATCCGCCTACGTCTCCAGCCAGGGGCTGCAAGCCTTTGTCGAGCGCCAACGGATGGCCGCCGCCTGGCTCAAGGACATGGAAGCCTATAACACCCAAGACGACATCACCATCAACCTGGACGAGGCGGTAAAGGCCTCCATCGCCAACCCGGAAAACCGCCGTCATGAATTGGTGGTGCGCGCCCGGGGCTTCTCTGATGTGGCTGACGAGCTGGGCTATGTGGGTCTGTTCTTCACCTGGACAGCACCAAGCCGCTTTCACCCTTGGAAGACGGTCAAAGCATCCCAAGCCGGCAAGGCCGACAGCACAACAGAAAACCCCCGACACGATGGCTCATCCCCCCGCGACGCGCAGCACTACATCAGCGAGCTGTTTAAGCGCTGTCGCTCGGCACTGGACCGCAATGTTTCCTGGGCGCCTGGCTTGCCGGAGCCCAGCAAGCCGCTTCGCTGCCGATCCATTCAAGCAATCCAGCCTCACCTTGATGGCGCCTACCGGTGGTGCCTGGGTGGGAGGTGGGACCGCTACCGGCAGCGCTCGCAAACACCCCGCGCCCCTTTGCCGACCCCATCGACTATTTCGGCTTTCGGGTGGTCGAGCCTCACCACGATGGAACCCCGCACTGGCACTTGCTGATCTGGGTTAAACCCGAGCACCAGCACCGCCTGATCGGCATCCTGCAGCGCTATGCCCTGAGCCATGACAAGGATGACTTGGCGCGCAAGCGCCACCCGGACAGCAAAAAGCCCTATAGCGACATCACGCCCCGTTTTGACTGGAAGGTGATGGACAAAGAAAAGGGGGGCGCTGTGGGCTACATCGTCAAATACATCGCCAAGAATATCGACGGCCACCGGGTCGGCGACCAGGGCGACCTGGAGGCCGAAACCGCAGCTACCGAAGGCGCCCGCCGGGTGCGAGCCTGGGCCTCGCTCTGGGGCCTGCGCCAGTTCCAACCATTGAAAGGGCCACCGGTCGGGGTTTGGCGCGAACTGCGCCGCCTGCCCGGTCGCCTGCAAGAAGCCAAGGGGATCCCCGTAGTCGCGCTGGTCGACCCGGTGATGGAAGAGTGCCGCCGCTATGCCGACGCAGCCGACTGGAAGAACTACACCCAGGCCATGGGTGGCCCTTGTTGCCGCCGTGATGAACGCCCCCTCTCCATCTACCGCACTGCCCTTGCCGAGCACTACAACCAATACGGTGAACTGCAAACCAAGCTCGTGGGCGTGCGTGCCGCTGATGGCCATATCCAGCAAACCCGTTCAGGGGAATGGGTGCTGCGTAAATGTGGGTCACAGAACGCCACGGGGGCCAAGGCAGGCGGGTTTTGGGGTGTGGACGAGCGCAGCGAGTTAGGGTGTTCCGAGCGAAGCGAAGGGGGTTTCCCCCTTGGAGCTCTGGCAACAACTGTACGCGATGATCTCCGAGGATCTAAAGAGGATCCGCTGAGTGATAGAAATCTATTCCATTTGGGGCTAGATGCCGAGGGTGTGGCCATGATCCGGCTCGGCCTGGTGGTCAGGGTGGGGGGCAGGTCTGTGTGCATCCGAAACGGTGAACTGAAAGTGACCGAACGGCACTCATTGACATCACCCAACGAGTTATCGCCGTATCAGATCGAGGCCGAAGCCAGACGCCAGGAGAAAAAACGTCGGGCCGCACTGGATGAAGTGCGGGGCCTGCTGGCTGAGTCGGGGGATATCGCAGCCTGGCTGGCGAGCATGAATGCCAACGGCATCAGTGATGGCCGTAGGGATACTGGCGCAGACATGGCCCTGGCACTACTCGGTGCCTTGGGCGACGGGGACGCCAAGGCAGCCCGCACCCAGCTTGACCGGCTACGAGAAACAGTTGATCTGCGAACGTGGCCACAACCACCAGTAGAGCCCCGCCAAGAGGCAATTGGAAATGCCGAGTTTTTCGGGACGCCTGGCGGCGCTCAGCGCCCATCAGCAGACAAGCAAGACTTATATAGCACCAAAAGTAGATCCCGATCACTCTAAAACTGTAACGAACAGATTTGATCAAACGTTGAAAAACTCAATATTGAGAGCATCAAACTCGTGCAAATAATCGTACCAGCCACCTATTCGTGCATCAAAATCATTTGTCGCGAACATAGGTACACTCCTACTGTTCGGGTTGTCCAGCCTGTTGCAACTATTGTGGCCTAGATAGACTGATACTCGCCAACACTACCGGAAACCTAACACGTCCTGAGAAGCGATTAAATTACTAGCACGAAGAAAGCCAATCCTTGGCAGGTCAAATCACTAAATTTGATCGCAAAAACAAAAAATAACTCCAACAATACACAACATAATGGAATTTCAATCCAAAAATAGAAAAAAAACAATATAAAAACTCTTTTATTATATTGTGAGGCACATTTCATGTTAACTTAGGGATGTTTCGTCTTTACAGTTACAAATTAAAAACTCTCACATATTAAATGGAACTTATATGAGCCATCCCATAGAAGAAAAAAACAACTTAGAATACATAAGAGTATATATAAAACTACTCATTGATGCGCTGAAACAATCGCCAAAAAATCCACAAAGGCTGATGAATAGAATAGAAGGAGCTATAGTATTTACCAATCAACATAGCGACACTCCAGATAACAATATAATAAAGAGTTTAACATCAGCAAAATTATCAAAGACAGTTGACTCTACTATCCATTTTTTAGAACGCGCATTAATTGATATAGAAGAAAAACAGAAGATAAATAATGAAGTTTTTCATCTTATATTTAAGATAATTTCTTACTTCATAACCTCTGAGCAAAAAACTGCTACTAGTTTCACAATAAAGGTTTGCGACAGTGATACAAAAAAATCGTCTGAACTTATAACTTTGGCAATTAAATATGGCTATTTAGATTTCTCTACTCCTGATGATGATAGTATGCTCGTGACGGCTAAAGGATTAGAACTATATAGATCATTTAAAAAGCAACTTTCATCTTCATATCAGGAGGAAAAAGAAAGTTAGCAACGCTCATCATTATTGATATAAATCAATATTATAGCAGTGAGGTTTTAAACTTTTTTTATACCTTGCGCTATACCCACTATGCATAGATTAACGTGTTGCATCACAGCATTTTACTAAGACAGAAGCTATAATGATATCAACAGTTATATTATCCAAGATAGGATGCTGTCTATGTTGATACCAAAAAAAACTGATAATGAAGATTATCGTCTTGATGCTCTTCGACATCTGGCTATTTTAGATAGCCCGGCCGAGGAAAGATTTGACCGTATTACCAGAATATCTAAAAGTATATTCAACGTCCCAATATCCCTAGTATCATTAATCGACGAAAATAGACAGTGGTTCAAATCATGCTGTGGATTATCAATATTTGAGACTTCTAGAGATATATCCTTTTGTGCTCATACAATCCTAGGTGATTCACTTTTTATTGTCGAAGATGCAGTACTTGACACACGTTTCGCTGACAACCCTCTGGTCACAGGAGAGCCTTACATTAGATTTTATGCGGGTTATCCTTTAGAGATTGCAGGGGGATTTAAGCTAGGAACACTTTGCATCATTGATCATAAGCCTCGTTTTTTTAATGAACAGCAGTATGCGCTGCTTATTGATCTGGCTGCTCTCATAAAAAGTGAATTGGAAACTATTCAACTTGCGCTTTTGGATGAGCTAACAGGCATAACTAATCGTCGAGGCTTTATCATCTTAGCCGATAAAATACTACAATCATCATATCGCAATAAAAATGAGGCTATCTTATTATTTTTAGATCTAAATAAATTTAAAGAAATAAATGACACTCTAGGCCATAATATTGGTGATGATGCATTAAAACAGATGGCTTTACTTCTACCTAAAATATTCAGAAATGCAGATTTATTTGCTCGTTTAGGTGGGGATGAATTTGTAGTTTTATTACCTGGAACAGATGCAGCAAACCTTCAGAAAATAAAATCAAAGCTTGAATTAGAGTTGGAAAAATATAACTCCAATAGTAATAAACCATATAATCTTTCTTGCTCTGTTGGTTTTTCTGTTTATGAACCATCTACTCCACCAGATTTGGATAAATTACTCCATGATGCAGATATCAATATGTATCATTGTAAAAATAGAAAATGATAAAATGATTGAGGTGCATAATGATGCACCTTCTTCAAGTTAATCAATGTTCAAACCATCTAAAATAAATTGTCTATTTTCCTTTGGTAGTTGTCGTAATAGCTGTAATGCTAACTGTGTTGAAGTTTTTGTGGATGGGCTTAATTGGCGACTGTATGACATCTGCATGACCCAGCAATGGCCACATTCAGCATCTGTACATTGGCAGTAAAGATCAGCCGTATCACAGCTCAAACGATGCGTTTTCGTTATACGCCCCCGAGCACTACACTCTCTACAGTAAACTCGCATTGTTGCCCTCTCCCACTTCTATTACCGCGGCTTCAAGCTTATAGAGTAACACTGATAGCGCTATCATTCACCACTACGCCAAGTAACGACGCTGTCGCATCGTTACATTATACATATGTAAACGTAACTACCTTTGTATCATCCACCCCATAGTACCTTTCTTACAGCAGGTATTGCACACTATAGAAAATTGAAAAGCTATATCTCAATCCTATTGAGTTCTGCTCAGTTTCAATGCATCTTTACAAGTCAAAATCCAATTTGATGCTAAGACAGAATGATAAGGAACATGATGAAACTAGATATTGATATACTCATATCAGCGGTGATTGCACTAGTAATAATCATCATAACCAGCGCTATATCAGGCTGGATTGTCGGTTCCGTACTTGTTTATATTCTCAGGCACATTCCAAATTGATTATTATTAATAATGTTTTGAAATAAAAAAACACATAAAGGAAAAACTATCAAAATAGAGATGAATATTGTAGCCTGAACCCGTATTCAACAACAATCAAAACATGTTCCAGACACTAAAATGGAAAGCTAAAAATGAATATCAATCAGGATCATGTATCTGACCTGGTACAGTGTTACGGCTTTAGCAACTGGATTAGTAATTCACCCCTGCTGCCTATGGATACACCAAGCTCTGGTTACTATCGCTTCACCACAGATGAGTTGATCCAATGGTTCAAATACATCTGTGGTGATTCATCTCCCCCCATCCGGGTTGAACTAAACATTGCACTCCAATCATTCCATAAATGTACTCAGCTTAGTTCTGACACCGATCCGAATAACTTATGGGATTGGCGATTAGACCCTTAATCAAGACTACTTCAATGGCAGTTACGCAGGTAATGAATCATCGTAGCTGACCCAGAGATGCTGGGGGATCCCACTGCTGTTGATGGCATCCGCCACAAACTCGCACATGGGCAGAGTCTCGTTTCTTGCATACGTCCGATCGTACTTCTCCGGGTCGCCAAGCCCGCCCCCGCCGTTGGTCGGGATGATACTGGCCAGCACCGCCGGAAACCGGTGCGACGTCAGCACATCCTGGGCTGTGATGGACTTGATGGCGGAGAACTCATCCTTGGTGGCAATGTCCCCCACAGGAATGAGCTTTACCCCGTTCGGATCACCCCCGGGGATATTGATGAACATCGAGCGAAAGTTCCCCACCCCCTTGGCACCGGCAATCTTCTTTTTCAGCTCCTGCTCCTGATCATCGTCCAGGTTCGGGTCGGTCGCGTAGAAAATGAACCCCATGTGGGCACCGTTGAGGAAGTACCGGCGCCGGAACATGGTGGCATCGTTATTGAGCAAGGCCGACTGCAGGCCCCCCAGGTAATCGGGCTGGCCATAAATCTGCTGCACCGGATCATATTGTGCCAGCCAGATGATGTCCTCTTGCCGGTACCGCTTGTGCTGACCATCGCGTTGGAGCATCAAAAAGCTGCCGTCCGGGCAACGGCGCAAGTAGATACTCGACAAGGGATAAAGCCCTATCACTTTGCCAAAGCCATTGCGCAACTTGAGCATACCCGCATCCCCGAACTGCAAGAGGTTATGCACAAAGGCTTGCACGGTCGGCCGTGATACGTCATTGCTGCTGTCAAAGCGCCCGGCAATCATGTTGCGCCGCGCCATCAGGATAGCGCCGTGGTAGCTGTTGGCCCGGGCTATCTTGGCGAGCCCCATCCGATCGATAGGCGGCACATAGTATTCGCTGTAGGGGCTATAGAGCACATCGCAATATTCCGTCATCCAGCTGTTACTATCGACGGCCTCCGGCAGGGAGAACGTCACGATAGGCGGCGCCTCATGAGGGATGCTCTGCCCGGGTTTGCCTGCTTGGGATGGTCGTTGTTTGCGGCTCATGCTGCCCTCGGTAAGTCAGTATCATGGCTCATTGCCCAGGTGGATTTGCGCCGCCGGCTGGTATCCAGCGGTTCATGGGAAATGGCGTGAGAAAGTGCAAAGAACACATCGGCGTGTCCCGTCAGTGAATCGCGCGAGGCGCGATACGTCACCTGGCCAGCGCCTGTGGTGCTGCGTTTGATGGTCATGAAGGCCAGGGCAATGTCCCGCTCGGTTTCGTCCCAGTGGATCCGGTCTGACTCGACCACATCCACCATCTTGAGCACCAGGGTGGTTTTACTTTCCAAGCTGTAGTTGATCGGGGTAATGACGCTCTTGAAGACCGGTTGCAGCAGGTCATACACCCCCTTACCCAGCCCAGAGACGTCGACCCCCAGGTGCGTGACGTGGTACTGCTTGGCGATCTTCTCGATCTCCTGGGCCTGCCAGCGAAAGTTCATGCCGCGCCAATAGACCTTCTTGAGCACCCGAAATCGCTCCCCCTCAAACAGGGGCGGCGCCACTACAACCAGGCAGGCATTGTCACGGGTGCGGCTCGGGTCATAGCCCAACCACACTTCGCGCCGCCCGAACGGCTCTACCGCGTTATCATCAAAATCGGTCCAGGCGCTGATATCCACCGCGGCCCGCTCCATGTGCTGGAACTTGAACACCGACAACTCATCGTCAATGAACATGCACATGTAAAGCCGATCAAACACCTCCTCCGGGTATTCGTCACGCAGCTCCTCGATGTCGATGAGGTTGCAGCCAAGCGCAATCGCATCCTCCAGGGTGATGATGTAGCGCCACTGGTTATCCGGGCACACTCGCCCGCCGTCGCGCAACGCCTCCACATCGGGGAAATCGAGCGCCTGCCGGCTTGGCTTGTTCCCCTTCCAGCGCTCCCCAGTCCAGAAGCGGTAGCCACCGTGGGCCTTGCTCGACGGGGTAGAGAACCAGGTCCGGCGCAGATGCTTGTGAGTGGCGCATGCCGACGCCACATCGGTGACAGTCTCAAAGCCCCGGATCCAGAAATACTCGTCAATGTAGACGTGGCCATTGCGCGACTGCGCCGACGCGGCAGACGTGGAGAGAAAGTGGAGCTCGGCGCCATTGGACAACACGATGGGGTTCCCGCTGAGCTCCACTCCCAGGAAGCGCCAGGCAATCTTGATGATGTAGGAGCGGAAAATCTCGGCTTGCGCCTTGGTGGCCGACAGGAAGATCTGATTCTCCCCACTGAACACGGCATCCTCGAATGCCTCGCCGGCAAAGTAATAGGTCATCCCTACCTGGCGGGATTTGAGAATATTGCGGGTGCGGGGGATGGCCGGGTCGTTCTTGGCCTCACGCACCCGCAGCTGATAGCCAAACAGGGTCGCCAGCCAATCGTCAAAATCCTCCGGTACCAACTGGCTGATGTCGTTCTTGCGCTTCTTGCCGCCCCCCTTCCTGGCGCCTTTCTCGCCCCGGCGTGCGCGCGGGTCTCCTGCTGATGGTGCGGGGCTATCAACATTGCCAGCAGCCTGCGCTTTGATGGCTGCTTCACGCTCGGCCCAAGAAAGGGATTTTTCCCGCAGCAGCACATGATGATCGATCAGCCGGTTCAACTCATTCAGGTCAGCCTGGGTCTTATGGGGCTTCTCAGCCAGCGCCTTGTATCGGCGCTCGATCACATCCTCGATCGCCTCTTCGCTGAGCTGCGCCGTCCAGCCATATTTTTCAGCCCACAGGTAGACCACCCGCACACTGCCCAGCCCCAGCTCGTCTTTGATCTCCTGAGGCGTGTGGCGGCGCAAGTACAACATCTTGGCCGCGGCGCGGGTCTCTTCGGCATAAGCCATGGTTGGGGGATGCTCGATACGGGTATGAGGGCATGATATCGGCACCCTGCCCCCCACCTCATGCGCCGGCATTCGGATATTTTCGGATAACGGGTGATATCCGAAATCCTCCGAACGTAACCGCATGCAGCACCTCATCGGCCTCGCTACGCTGGCAGCAACTTGTTACGCCGTGAGAGAGCCCTGCCCCATGCCTACCCCTGTTGATCCATCCCTGCGCACTGGCTGGGTTGTTATCGCCACCGAAGGCGAAACCGTCGACGGCCGTCAGATCTCTGCCCAATGGATCGTCGACATGGCCGAGACCTACGACAAAGACGTCTACTGCGCCCAGCTTTGGCCGGAACATTTTCGCTGGGGTGACAACATGGGCAACGTCATCGAGCTCAAGCACGAGCAGCTTGACGGCAAAGAGACGCTGTTTGCCGTACTGGCCCCCACGCGCGACCTCATGTATCAAAACTCACGCGGGCAATACAAATTCTGCTCCATAGAACCCAAGCCCAATTTCACCGGCACCGGGCGCACCTACCTGACAGGCCTCGGGGTCACTGACCAACCGGCCAGCACCGGCACCACCATGCTGCGCTTTTCGGCCGCGCAAGACCGCCCCCTGGTGGGCCAAAGCCAACCCCTCGACTTGTCTGGCCTCACCTTTGATGACCCCAACCCGGCACATGAACCCGTGGGGCTGGCCCAACAATTTTTCCGCTTCCTTGCCAATCATGGCGGTGCCCCGGCGCCCACTCGGCAGGAACCCCACACCGTCACCGATGAGGAAGACGACGACATGAAAGACGAACAATTCACCGCCCTGAACGCCACCTTGAAAGGCATTGGCGACAAGTTCGACTCCTTTAGCGCCAAGCTCGATGCCCTAGGCGCATCGCAAGAATCGGTACCGGCCAAGGAAGACCCCGCCAACGTCGATGCGAACAAGGACACCGACGACCAGAACGCCAAGCAGTTCAAGGCCTTCACCGATGCCCTGACAGGGATCGAGCAGAAGTTTGAAGCCTTGAGCGAGAAGATTGAAACCTTCTCCCAGGAAGCCCCGCACCAGCGCCCGGATCCCCTCGGCGGCGCTGACGAA